CTCTCAAGCAGTTTCTGGTTTCGTAGAAACAAAGAAAGCGAAGGCTGAATCTAAATTAGTGGAAATAAAAGCAAAGACTGCTTTGCGTGAAAAGCAGATCGCCGGCGAAGTATCGTGGGAAGCATCTGCCGTGGATCAAATGAAAGGGTCGTGGAAGGATGAGCTAATTTTAATTTGCCTTTTGGCACCTGCAACGCTCGTATTTTTTCCAGGAATGACTACACATATAGAGGCAGGGTTTATTGCACTCCAGGCACTTCCGGATTATTACAAACATCTTTTATATATTGCCTGCTCAGCGAGCTTTGGCATTAAGGGCGCAAAAGGTGCAGTAGGATTATTCACAAAGAAAAAATGATTACACCACAAAGATTAACAGCGTGGAGAATATTTCCACGTCTATTAATTACACTTTACGGATTTTCTTTTTATAGAACAACTGAATGGTTTATGCAGTTACCAGACCCTACAAATGCACAATCAGCTTTTGTTTCTGTTGTTGTAGGTGCAGGCGCCGCGTGGTTTGGACTGTATGTCGGTGGAACAAGACAAAATAAACCAGAAAGTAAAGAATAACTTGAAAAAACATAAAATCTAGTGTATAATGCGCACAAATGAGAGATGAGAACGCTATCTATATAATCTTGAAAAAGATTAGAGCGCGAAAAGAAGAGTTAAAGGAAATCATAGCAGCTGGATTACCTAGCTGGGATGAATATAACAAAACCGTAGGAGAGAATAAAGCCTACGCAATTATGGAACAGGAAATACAAGACCTGCAGAAAAAAGAAGATGGAGATACCGAAACGTAAATTTGCCCTCGAAGAAAAAGATTTATCAATAGAGGCGGATAAAAATAACAAGATGGCGGAAGACAAAGAGAATCGCTTTCTTAAAAAAATTCAAGAAGAAGCAACTGATAATATAAAACATCTACCTACCGATAAGGTGCTGGATCGTTTACCTGACCCCACAGGATGGCGGCTTCTTATTCTCCCATACAAGGGACAAGGAAAGACAAAGGGTGGCATAATATTGTCCGATGAGACAATCGAGGAGAGGGGATATACAACCGTTACCGGTTTAGTCCTGAAAGTTGGACCTGATGCCTATAAAGATGAAAAGAGATTTCCAGACGGACCATGGTGCAAGAAAAATGACTGGATTATATTTGGTCGTTACGCCGGATCCCGTTTTGGAATAGAAGGTGGTGAAGTGAGGATACTTAATGATGACGAGATAATTGCTGTGGTAAAAGACCCAGAGGATATCTTGCAATATAAATAACAGGAGTAAAATATGCCTGCAGAAACCACAATAGAGACACAATCAGAAGCAGATGCTAAAATGGTTGACCTTCCTGCAGAAGGTAATTCTGTTGATGTTGAAATATCCGATAAAAAGGAAACAACTGTAGATACTTCCCCTAAAGAAGAAGTAAAGGAAGTAGTAGTTGAAGAAACAGCATCTTCAGACGAAATGGAAGACTATGGGAAAAAAGTTCAATCCCGTATAGATAAATTAACAAAAAGATTAAGGGAAACAGAAAGACGAGAACAAGCTGCAATTCAATTTGCACAAGGAGTGCAAGGAGAAGCTGAACAATTAAAACAAAGGGCTGGAAGCTTGGACCGTGGATATATCGCTGAATATGAACAGCGTGTAAAAGCGGAAACTGAGGATACTAAAGCTAAACTTAAAGTAGCGATGGATAATGGTGATGCTGATGCAGTTATTTCAGCACAACAAGATCTTGCAAGATTAGCTGTTGAATCAGAACGAGCAAAAGCTACTGTTGCACAGCGTGAAAGAATGGCTAGAGCGGCACAAAGTCCTGCTGCACAGCAATATCAACAGCAACAAATGGCTCAACAACAGGCTCAACAACAAACACCTCCACCTCCAGATCCACAAGCTGAGGATTGGGCTGAGAAGAATGAGTGGTTTGGTAAGGATGAACCTATGACCTTGACAGCATTCTCAATTCATCGTAATCTAGTAGAAGAAGGTGTTGACCCTTCGACAAAAACATACTATAATGAATTAGATAAACGATTGAAGAATAATTTTCCTCATAAGTTTCAAAGTTCAACGCCGACTCAAACGGTTGCCTCTGTTAATAGAGGTGGTCCCGTAACGGCGCGCAAAGGCACAGTGAGACTCACACCATCACAAGTAGCCATTTCAAAAAAACTAGGTGTGCCACTAAGCGAATATGCGAAGTACGTGAAGGAGTAGGCATATGAATGATAAAACAAAACAAACGCAAAAACTACCATCACGCGAGACTGAAACCCGAGCTAAAACCGAGCGAAGGAAACCATGGTCTCCACCATCACAACTAGACGCACCACCTGCGCCAGCTGGTTTTAAACACCGCTGGATAAGGGCTGAATCTGTAGGACAAATGGATCAAAAAAATGTATCCGCTAGACTACGCGAAGGTTGGGAATTTGTCAGAGCTGACGAATATCCTGATGTTTCATGGCCCTCAATTGATACAGGTAGATATAACGGTGTTATAGCTGTTGGAGGTTTAATGCTAGCAAGGATTCCATTGGAAACCGTTAAAGAACGCGAAGATCATTTTGCACAAGTAACGCAGGATAAAGACGACGCAATCGCAAACGATCCTTTGAAGGACCAACATCCTAGCATGCCGATCTCAAATGAGAGAAGCTCTCGCGTAACCTTTGGTGGCGGTAAGAAGAACTAGTTTTTTCTCCCCATAAGTTACAAAATTTTATTACATCCATAAGGGGTGTGGTATAACTTATTAACATGAGGATAAAATCATGGCTAATGTTGATGCGGCCTTTGGGTACAGACCTATTGGGGCAGTTGGCAGTGGCGTTAATAATGGGGGTACTACCCTCTACACTATCTCAGACAATTACGGAACGGCTATCTATAAAGGTGACCACGTAATGCAGTCTGGAGGTTATGTAATCGCAGGAACAGCTTCCGGCGCTACTAACCTTGGTGTTTTTAACGGTTGCTTCTATATTGACCCAACTAGTTCAAAACCTACTTGGTCCAATTATTATCCTGCTAGTACAAATGTAACCGCTTCTGGTTCCATTTCTGGTGGGACTACAATAGACGCGTATATCTATGATAATCCATTCACTCTTTTTGAGGCTCAATGTGATGGCACTATAGCTAAAACAGATATTGGTAAAAATACTGATTCTGTGCTTGGTACTTCTAGCGCTGTAAATGGTCTGTCTGTGACAGAAATTGACAGTGGTTCTGAAGCTACTACAGCTGGCTTGCAGGTCAAAATCGTTGGGATTACAAAAGATCCGGAAAACGACGATGCTTCCAGTGCAAATGCAAACTGGTACGTAATGTGGAATGAACACGTTAAGTTAGGCACCGGCGTTACTGGAACGTAATAGTTAGGAGAAAATTAAATGGCAATTTCAAGAATGCAATTGGTCAAAGAATTGGAACCTGGCTTGAACGCTTTGTTTGGATTAGAGTATGACCGATACGAAAACCAGCACACAGAAATTTTCGATTCTGAAAGTTCTGATCGTGCTTTCGAGGAAGAAGTAATGTTAGGTGGGTTTGGTAATGCAGAAGTAAAACCGGAAGGATCCGGCGTTGTATATGAATCAGCGCAAGAGACTTTCACTGCACGCTACACTCACGAAACAATTGCTTTGGCTTTCTCATTAACTGAAGAAGCTGTAGAGGATAACCTTTACGACAAAATCAGCACTCGATACACAAAAGCATTGGCACGTTCAATGGCAAACACTAAGCAAATAAAAGCTGCTAACGTTCTTAACAGAGCGTTCAACAGTTCTTATCTTGGTGGTGATGATAAGGAGCTTTTAGCGACTGATCACACTACTATGGCTGGTGACCAAAAGAACGAATTGTCAACTGCTGCTGACTTGAACGAAACTTCGCTCGAGCAAGCAATGATCGATATTGCTGGTATGAAGGACGAAAGAGGAATGAAAATTGCTCTTCGTGGAATGAAAATGATCATTCCTGTAAATCTTCAATTTACAGCTGAAAGGTTGATGAAATCTGCAGGTAGAATAGGCACTGCTGATAATGATATCAATGCAATCAAATCAATGGGAATGGTTCCACAAGGATATGTGGTTAACAATTTCTTAACTGATACTGATGCTTGGTTCATTAAAACAGATGCACCTAATGGCATGAAAATGTTCACTAGGTCTCCTATTAGAACTGCGATGGAAGGCGACTTCGATACTGGAAACGTTAGATATAAAGCAAGAGAAAGATACAGCTTCGGCTGGTCTGACTGGCGTGGAGTATTTGGCTCTCCAGGAGCTTAATCAATTTAGGTGGGGCACATAATGTGCCCCACTTATACCCTAGCATTAATTAGTTATGTAGACTGGCTAGGCAGACGGTATAAAGACTACATGACAAAAGGTTTATATAACCAAGGAGAAAATTATGGCTAATACTAGCTTTGTGGGTCCAGTAAGATCCAAAAATAATTATAAATTATATAGTACTACTGCTTCAACAGGTGTTGAACATGATAGAACTATAAGTGATCCAGCGATGGATGCTAGAAGATTTTATTTAGAAGAATGGTTTTTACAAAGACCAGGTCTAAATGCAAATATTGACCAAGCATCAACAGTTGAAGTTCAACGTGCGTTGAATAGAAACTGGGAAGCACTTGGAACTAACATGACTACTGCTTTAGCTACATTTGCTACAACTTCCGCAGGAATTTTAGCAACAACTGCAGGAGCAGATCAAGACCAAGCAATCTTAACACCTCACTTAGATACTGCGGCGACAGCATGGGCAGGATGCTTATGGGGAACTGAAAACTCAGTTAGTTTTGAAACATCAATTATGCTACCAGCACTTGATAACCAAAAAGTTTGGGCTGGCTTAAAGTTAACTAATGATCAATTAGTTGCAACTGATGCTAACCAAATCTTTTTTAAGTTTCAAACAGATGCTACTAATAGTGAGGCATTTACTACTTTCGCTAACTGGCACGTAGTGCATAGCATTGGTGGTACTGATTATATTAGTAGACTTCCAATTGCAGTTGCAGCTAATACACCTTATCACTTGAAAATTGAAATAGATAGTGATAGAAAAGCTACTGTTTTTGTTAATGGTGTGCAGTATAATCTTACTGGCACGTCAGGAAGCACAGGTGGAACAGCAGTAACAGCAGTTCAACCAGGTGTTGCAGCTACTAAATCTGCGGCTTTAACTGATGATATTGATTTAATTCCATACATTGGTATTGAAGCAGGTGATGGCGCAGCAGAAGCGGTAAACGTACATTACGTTGCTTGTAGTAGAAACGTATACGAATAAACAACTTTAATGGAGCGGGGGTGAAAACCCCCTCTCTCCAACAGGAGGAAAAATGGCAGACGCAGTAACAAGTCAAACACTAGCAGACGGCGATAAAATTGCTGTCGTAAAATTTACAAATTTATCAGATGGTTCTGGAGAGTCTTCAGTTAAAAAAGTTGATGTTTCAGCTTTAGCGGCTAACTCAGCAGGCGCAGCATGTGCTCATGCTACAATTAATCAAATTTGGTATGATATTGGTGGTATGCGTGTAGCACTAGAATGGAATGCAACAACAAATGTTGTAGCAGCAGTTTTAGGTGGAAGCGCAGCAGCAGGTAATGTTTCAGGACATATGGATTTTAGATCATTTGGTGGTGTTAAAAATACATTAGCATCTGGGTATGATGGTGATATTGACTTAACAACAAGTGGTCACACTAATTTAGATCATTATACTATTGTATTAGAACTATCTAAAAATTATTAAGGGGTTTAAATGGCTTATTCAGGCACTCAAACATTTAACCTCTCAATAGAGGAAATAATCCAAGAAGCGCATGAGCGATGTCAATTGGAAGTTCGCGAAGGATATGATTTAAAATCAGCCAAGCGTTCTTTAGATTTGATGTTTGCAGAATGGGCTAATCGTGGATTAAATCTATGGACCATTGAGTATGCAACACAGACTTTAACGGCTGGTACAAACTTTTATTCAATTGATCAAAAGGTAGTAGATATAGTAGATATGGCTATTACAACTACTGCTGATGCTACATCTAATTTGGAAGGTAATAGTAGCACGACAGATGTTGCTATGAATAGAATTTCTAGAACTGAATATTTAAATTTAGCTAAGAAAGAAAATTCATCTAGTGGGGATGCTAGACCAACACAATTTGCTTTAATTCCAGGACAAGTAACTGTTGGAGGATCTTCTTCAACTGGAAGACCTGAGAATGATATGACGTTGTTTTTATATCCAAGTCCAGATAAGGCATATATATTAAAATATTTTTATGTTGGAAGAATACAAGATGCAGGGGATTATACCAATAATGCCGATGTACCTTTCTATTTTCTTCCTTGTTTGACTGCAGGATTAGCTTATTATATAAGTTTAAAGAAAGCACCGATGTTAAGTTCAGGCTTAAAAGCGGTGTATGATGAAGAATTTGAACGTGCTGCGGATAATGACCGAGAACGAACGTCGTTTAGAGTTGAACCCGCAACAGCTTATAGACCATAGGAGGAAATATGGTAAAATGTGAAAAATGTGGTTGTGATTGCGATTGTAAAGACAATTGTCAATGCACAAACTGCGAATGTAAAAAGGAGGAAAAATGAGTAATTCAAATTGGAACAAAGATTCTAACGCCGGAAGAAGTTCTAAAGGTGGAGTAAAAGGAAATTGGAGTGATAGAGGAACTATCTCAATCCCTAATGCTAGCCCTAAGGAAAAAGAAAAGGCTGTTTCTATTGCTGTAGGTACTGTTAAAGGAACCGCACAAGGAATGGGAGCTGCTACTAAAGGTGGTAAATATCATTGGGCTGGATCAAAAGATTCTAAATGGTAGGATAGATGGCTTACGCTAACGGAAAATACGCTAAATTTATTTCTGATCGTAGTGGAATGGAATTTCCTTACAACGAAATGGTAAAAGAGTGGAATGGTGCTAGGGTTCATAAAAGTGAATTTGAACCAAAAACAGCACAAGATAAACCACATAAGTATAAGGCTGATTCTGAAGCATTAAAATTTGCAAGGCCAGATAGAACAGAAAATGCAGTTGCAACATTACTTTCTCGTAATCCATTTAGGTTTACAGCTAGTAGTGCAACAATTACAGTGTTTGAACCAGGTCATGGTAGGTCTAGTAGTGATACTGTAAGATTTAGAGATGTTACAGGACATATATTCGGAGCTTCTGTGACTGAACTAGAAGATGAAGATGGATATAGTATAACAAAAACAGATGATGATTTTTATACATTTACGGTATCAACAGCACCAGGAATAACAGGAAATGGTGGTGGAGGATATTCCTCTGCTGGACCAGCAACATTGAGTAATTAATGACAACATACGCAGAATTAACAACACAGATTATAAATTATACTGAAACAAGTACAGATGTATTATCTTCAACTATCACAGATGATTTTATTGAACATACTGAAAATAGGATATTAAGGGATGTTGATATTGATGCATTTAGATCATATCAAAATGCAACTGTAACAGCGGATAGTCCTTTTGTATCTTTACCTGGTGGATCATCACCTGATCCAACATCACTTGCTACAATCAGAACAGTTCATATTTGGCCTGCTTCTGGAACAGCAAACAGGACATTTTTAGAGCAAAAAGATGTTTCTTATATGAATGAATATTGGCCGAATAGAACAAGTACAAGTACACCAAAATACTGGGCATGGTGGGATCATAATACAATTTACCTTGCGCCAACACCGGATTCAGCTTATAATATAGAAGTAGGAATTACTAGACTATCAACAAGACTATCAAGTAGTAATACAACAACATGGTTGGGTAATAATGCTCCATCAGCGTTATTGTACGGATGTCTTGCAGAAGCCTTCAAATTCTTGAAGGGACCAGCTGAAATGCTGCAATTATACGAACAATCATATCAACGTGCTATTCAAGGATTAGCTATTGAGCAATCTGGAAAGCACCGTAGAGATGAGTATATGGAAGGGGAATTAAAAATCCCTTTAAAACAAGAACAAAAATCCACAGGAGGATAAGATATGGCAATAACTCAAGCTGTCTGCACCAGTTTTAAACAGGAAATTCTTGTCGAAGGACATGATTTCACAGCGACAACTGGCGACACTTTTAAAATTGCATTGTATACAAGTTCAGCTTCGTTAGATGCTTCAACAACTGCTTATTCAAGTTCAAATGAAGTTTCTGCTTCAGGAACTTATACGGCTGGCGGTGGATCACTAACAAGTGTGACACCAACTACTTCTGGAACTACTGCTCTTTGTGATTTTGCTGATATATCATTTACATCAGCGACAATTACAGCAAGAGGTGCAGTGGTTTATAATAGTAGTAATTCCAATAAGGCAGTATGTGTTTTGGACTTTGGAGGAGATAAAACTTCAACAAGTGGAACGTTTACAATTCAATTTCCAGCAGCAGATTCAAGTAATGCTATTTTGCGGTTGGCATAGGAGATAATTTATGGCTCTAGTTTTAGATGATAGAGTAAAAGAGACTTCAACAACGACCGGAACCGGTACACTTAATTTAAGTGGTGCTGTTTCGGGATTCCAGACTTTTGTTGCAGGTATTGGTGATGGTAATACAACATACTATGCCATTGTTAACCGTGATGAAGCGGAATGGGAAACTGGTCTTGGAACTGTAACTGATGCGTCTACGGACACATTGGCGAGAACAACTGTTCTTGCAAGTTCAAACAGTGATAGTGCTGTTGACTTTAGTGCAGGAACAAAGGATATATTTACAACTTTACCGGCAAGCAAGGTACCTTATCTTGATGCAAGTAATGATTTAATTCTTGGAACAGGTGCGGCAGGTGTTGACTATTCTCTAAAATTTGACGGGGAAACAAGTGATGGTGTTATTACATGGATGGAAGATGAAGATTCTTTCAAAGTGGAAGATGATCTTGTCATGGATAGCACAAAGAAATTATATTTTAATGATGAAGGTGGCGAATACATAAGTGGTGATGCAACTGACTTAACTATAGCATCAGGCGCCAAGATCAATTTAACGGCAACATCAGACGTTGTCATTCCGGCCAATGTAGGAATTACTTTTGGTACAGGAGAAAAAATAGAAGGTGATAGCACGGATTTAACAATTACGTCCGGCGCTAAAATTAACCTAACAGCTACTTCAGACGTTGTCATTCCAGCCAATGTAGGAATTACTTTTGGCACGGGGGAGAAGATTGAAGGAGATAGCACAGATTTAACAGTAACCTCTGGTGCTGATATTAATTTAACGGCAACAGCAGACGTAAATATACCATCCGGTGTTGGAGTAACATTCGGCAATGATGGAGAAAAAATAGAAGGTGATGGAACTGATTTAACCATTGCTGGTAATAATATTAATTTAACAGCCGTTGCGGATGTTGTCATTCCAGCAGATGTAGGAATAACTTTTGGTAGCGGTGAAAAGATTGAAGGAAATAATACAGATTTAACAGTAACCTCTGGCGCTGATATTAATTTAACGGCAACCTCGGATGTAAATATACCATCCGGCGTTGGAGTTACATTTGGTAACGACGGTGAAAAGATTGAAGGCGATGGTACGGACTTAACGATCGCTGGTAATAATATTAACTTAACAGCCGTTGCAGATGTAAATATACCATCCGGCGTTGGAGTTACATTTGCTACAACAGAAAAAATAGAATCAGACGGAACAGATTTATCAATTACAGTTGGTAGTGGCGGCGATATTAATATCGGAGCAGATATTGGTTTAACATTTGGTGATGATGGTGAAAAGATTGAAGGAGACGGAACAGATTTAACGATCTCTGGTAATAATATTAATTTAACAGCTACGGCTGATGTTGTAATACCTGCAAATGTAGGAATTACTTTTGGAACAGGTGAAAAGATTGAAGGCGATAGTACAAATTTAACCATTACATCCGGAGCGGATATTGCATTAACAGCTACTTCAGATATTAATGTTCCATCGGGAGTTGGAATGACTTTCGGTGATGACGGTGAGAAGATAGAGGGCGATGGAACGGATTTAACAATCGCTTCAAGTGGAGTTTTAAATCTTGCAGCAGGTGGAACGACAAATCAAATTAAAGTGACAGATGGGGCAGTCCTGCCAATCACAGATGATGACGTGGATTTAGGTAGTGCATCCTATCAGTTTAAAAACGCTTACATTGATGGTACATTGGAAGCAGATGCAATAACAATAGGTGGTACGGCAGTCACAGCAGGTGGGGCAACTAAAGGTTTTGCCATTGCCGTTGCGATCGCGCTGTGATATAAGGAGGAAATATGGCACAAGATTTTGAATCAACTGGAGTATTGGTAACAAATAGTGAAACAACTATTTATACCTCTAATTCAGATGACGCTATCGTTGGGCTGAGACTGGCTAATATTCTGACAACCGCAATAACAATGGATGTTTACATTGATTTGGCAGGTGGTGGAACGAACTATTATCTTTGCAAAAATTTAAGCATCCCCCCGGCAAGTTCAGTAGAACTAGTTCAAGGTGGAGCTAAAATTGTTGTACAGAGTACAGACGTAGTTTATGGTCTTTGCGGAACATCTAATGGATGTCACGTTTGGATTAGTCTAGTTGACGCAATTAGTTAATAAGGAGAAAATATGAATGATACAGTAGGAGGCCCTATCTACATAGGTGGAGATGCGGCGGCAGATGAATTTATTGATGACCATGCGGCTACAATGGATGTAACGCAAGTTATTGAATCTGCTGTTCTAGCAGGGCCAGTAACATTTACAGGAACAATAACAATAGAAGGTAACTTGGTAATAGTATAATGGGTACAGTACAAATAGACGGCTCAACGCCAAAACTGACAATAGGGAATGCAACCGCAGAGGATGCGACTATTCTCTTTGATGGTAACGCACAGGACTTCTATATAGCTTTAGATGATTC